AGATATTCTAAAAGCATTACTATGATTTGTAATGTTTTCAAAAAGCAAAAAGAGACATTTATTACCATATTGGTCATGGCTATTACATATATTCTGGTTTCAGCTTTGGTAATCATCAATGTTGAGCCAGAAACGTTCCCAACATATTTTGATGCCCTATATTGGGCTACGATATCATTAACCACTGTTGGTTATGGTGATGTGTATGCAGTAACTACAATCGGAAAAATTATTACTATGATTTCATCTTTCCTAGGAATTGCTGTTGTCGCCTTACCGGCTGGTATAATAACGTCAGGTTTAATGGATGAATTAAGCAAATCACATGATGAATAGCATAAGTTTAAGGAGGAATTTATATGGCAATGATTAAATGCCCTGAATGTGGAAAAGATATTTCTAATCAGTCAGACAAATGTATATACTGTGGTTTTCCTATAAGAAATGAAGATATGATAGTCTGTAGCAACTGCGGAGTTCTTAACCAGGCAGGAAGTACATTCTGCTCTTCCTGCGGTAATCCTCTGGTTAAAGGTATTACTGCTCCGTCAACGACAAAGGCACATAAATCTGCTAATAAGAAAAAACACTCAAAAAAACGACATAGTAAAGCACCTCTTTTTATGTCCATATTCTTCTTATTACTAATTTTAATAGCAGTCATTGTTTTCAGATGGGCTATTCAATCAGGCAGACTTGAAGTTGTAATAAAGGATCCTGATACAAATGAAAGCTATCAGCTCATATCAAGTAGCGGTTTGTTCAATGTTGCATTAACAATTCCTGCAGAATATGTTGAAGGCACAACTCAAAAGGAGCTCAATAAACAAGCCAAGAAAGGAACTTTTAAATCTGCCACACTGAACAAAGATGGAAGTGTTACATATGTCATGAGTAAATCTCAACACAAGGAAATGTTAAACACGCTTAAGGATTCTATCGCAGATGAACTTAATAAAATTCCTAACTCTACCGACTATCCAAATGTAACTAAAGTCGAAGCCAATGACGATTATACCAAATTTACTGTTACCACAGCCAGTACAGAGCTTTCGTTTGAAGAACAATTTCTCAGTATCCAGCTTTACATATATGGAGGAATGTACAATGCATTTAATAATTTATCCCCTGTTATATCTGTTGATTATGTAAATGCAGACTCCGGAGCTACAATTTACTCTGGAAAATCCTCTGATATAACTAATTAAACTGTTTTAAATTCATAGTTTTGCGCCGGCGCAAATTTTTAAAGGAGGTTTTTATGTCACAAAATTTTACAAAAGAAGAGATAATTCAACATAAAAAAAGGTCTATTCGTAAGGTGAATTCATTATTAGAGTCATATATCAGTGATGGTTCTACAGACTTACTTAAGAAAACTAATTTAATTTCATATTGGCTTGAAGATTTTGTAAAATATATTTCCTTCGAGGATAAATTTGATTCAACCAAACTTATGCGATATAACCGAGGAAATGTATTACGTGTTAATTTTGGTTTTAATGTTGGCAAGGAGCTTGGTGGACTTCATTTAGCTGTAGTCTTAGATAATGATAATAAAAGGAATGCTGATGTAATTACAGTTATTCCATTATCTTCAACCGATGGAAGGGCTGTTCATGAACGAAGCGTTGATTTAGGTACTGAATTATACGAAAAAATAAATCAATTACAAAAGAAACAGCTTGCCGCAGCTCAAGAAGAATTAGATAAGTTGACAGAAATGCAGAATTTTGTTAATACAACAATTAAATTGATAAATTCTCCCGAGGTCAATAATATTGATGATTTAGAATTGAAAAAGAAACTTGAAAATGCAGTACAATATAAGGAAAATATTTCTCAAACTTTTACCAAATTACAAAATGAACTATTCTATTTAAAAAGAAATGAACTTGAAATAGAAAAAATGAAATTAGGTTCTATGGCCATTGTAAATCAAATAACGACAATAAGTAAGCAACGGATTTATATTCCAAAGAAATCTACTGATTTTCTTTATGGTATTTCTTTATCAGAATCGGCAATGAACAAAATAAACGATAAAGTAAAATCTTTATATTTATTTGAATAAACTATTGACGTGAGGCATATAATATCATATAATAACTACGCAATAAAAATCTTGCCTATAGGGCATTATAAAATATCTAAGTTATTTTTGAAGACCTCACATTTATGTGGGGTCTTTTACGTTATCTATGTTTTGTTGGAGTCAACAAAACGTAAAAATCGCCCTGCAGCTACCAACTGCAGAGCGATTATATAGATGTTACCTATCAACCCGAGGGCCAATATAATAACTCCATGAACAAGTCTTATTATATCACACGCCCTCTTTTTTAGAAAGGGGCTTTTTATATGTCTAAAATTGTCGCTATCTATGTCAGGGTTTCTACAGGGAAACAGGCTGACAGAGACTCTATCCCTTTTCAGATTCAGGAATGCTCCAACTATGTGAAGCATTTTCTTAAAACTGAAAATTTTGAAGTATTCAAGGATGCTGGGCGCTCCGGCAAGAACACTCACCGTCCGGAGTATCAGAGAATGATTGAAAAGGTCAAATCCGGCATGATTTCTCATGTCGTGGTGTACAAGATTGACCGTATATCACGTAACCTTGTAGACTTCTCTATTATGTACAATGATTTCAAGGAGCATAAGGTGGCTTTCATCTCTTTAAATGAGCAGTTCGACACCTCTAGTGCCATCGGTGAAGCCGTGCTCAAGATTATCCTCGTGTTTGCTGAGCTGGAGCGCAAGCTCACAGGTGAGCGTGTGCGTGACATCATGATGAACCGTGCGCTTGAGGGCAAATGGAACGGTGCCAGAGTACCATATGGCTGGGACTGGGATGCGAAGAAGCAATGCCCGGTGCATTCTGATGCTGAGGCAGAATATGCCCGGATGATGTACAGGCTCTATGATGAGTGCCACTCTACCTGTGTGGTGCGTGATTACTGCAATGCTCACGACATCCCGACCAAGCGTGGCGGTGAGTGGACCAGCAAGACCGTGGCTGATTTTCTGAGGAATCCTATGAATGTCGGTGACTACCGCTACAATTACAGGAAATCTGCCAGAGGCAAGAGGAATGATCCGTCTGAGGTGGTCTATGTGAAGGATGTATTTCCACCTCTTATTGACAGAGAGCTCTACGAGAGGGTGACTCATCAGATGGACCTGAACACCTTCGGACTCGGCAAGGATGGGCGCAAGGTGGTCAGCAAGAAGACTCATGTGTTCGGCGGTCTTATCGTGTGCGGTCTGTGTGGAGCACACTACCACTCTGACTCGGATGCTCCGAGAGCTGACGGCTTTCTGCCGAGCCAATACCGGTGTGGTGCGCACAACAGAAAGATTCACTGCAAGGCAAAGGGCACCTCTGATGTGAAGCTCGGACCGTTTATTTTCAACTATATCTCAAATCTGGTCAAGGCTTCCAAGTCAAAGAAACTGCTGCACTCTGTCTCTGATCTGGAGCAGATACTCCTCAACGGCCCGGAGTTTGAGCAGGTGGCAGGCATCGCTGACATTGGACTGGATGTCACCTTTGACACTATCATGCATGGTTTCAAACCGAAGCGGTACACTGCTGCACCATATACCGTCATCCGCTCCGGTGATTCTGATGCACTCACGGCAAAAAGAGATAAGACCATCAGAGCGCTTGAGAGGCTCAAGAAGCTGTTTTTATTTGAAGATGATGCAATGAGTGAAAAAGAATATCTGATGTCTAAGAGGGAGCTTGAGGGCACGCTCAGCGACATAGAAAATGAGCTGTCAGCTCTTGAAGCCGACACTGCAGATACAAAATACGATGACATGTCTTTCATCTCCACTGCATCCGGATTTTTAATTGCTCATCAGATTGCATCAGGTGAGCACATCAACTACAGGGAGCTCGCCTGTGCTGTAGATGCAAAAGTGCTTAAGGATTTTGCGAACAGTGTGATTGAGAGGATTGTTCTGTTGGACGGACGTGTGGCTTCGATAGAGTTTAAGAACGGACTCGTGCACGAGTTCCTTTACAGAGAGTGAGAGCAGGCTGAGGAGGCAGCCTGCTCTCTTTTTTGTATGTATGAGTAAGATTAGATTAACAAGAAAGGTTGATTTTACAAGATTTTAGGCATCTTGTTTTTAGAGTTCATCTGACAGCCGAATGTCTTTACAAAATAAGTCATAGGACGGCCGATTTCTTTAGATTTCTTTTCAACAAAATCCTTTGCCTTTGCCATGTAATAATACTGCCTCTCAGGCTCATGTGCCGGTGGTGTCTTTGTTATATCTA